TACATCTGGTAATAATGTGCCTTGCCTCTAAACGTTTTGATTTTGGTAGAGAATCAATGAACTCTTCAACATCATCTTGTAAGTATTCAGGTTCTTCTTCAGCCCTTAAAACATATGTTGATAAATCAGATGGGATATCAACTGCTGATATCTCAAATAACCTTGCTTCAAGAATTACCAAACTATCATCTTCATCATCCCACTCAACCCTATCCCATATATGACGAAATCCTACAGAAAAGTTATTTATAGTTCCACTTTTTATCTGTACCAACAAATCGTTTGCCCAAGGTACATCATCAAGTGGAGATGTCTTAAAGAATAATCCAATTTTATCTTCGGATAGTTCCGCAAAAAGAGAACAACTCTTTCCGTGTCTGTCACGAAACTTAATTTTAAATGCACTTTCTGAACCAGGACCCATTTCTGTTATACTCTTTCCCCATGCACCTTTAGTAAATTTTTCTCCGTGTGCATTTCTAACTCCCCAAAGGTTTCCGTAACCAGCTATTATTCTTTCGTTTAATAAACTTGTATAGTCAGGTAACTTCCTTTCATCAATTGAAAGGTTAGAATAGCTTATAGGCGTAGCCCGCTTTTTAAACTCTTCTATCTTTTTATGCTGCTTTACTAACACTAGGTTTTACTTTTTTAGGTTTAGGTTCAGTTTTAGCATTTTTATTTAATGTAGGATTATCTTTAATGTAATCCTTGTAAAAGTAATTTTCTTGTCCTGGTAATACATCAAGTCCTTTTGCTGTCCTATACTCTGCCATACTAATCATTCCTGTTTCCCAATCTGCAACCAAAGAGTTTGACAATGACTCCGCTGCTTGTCCAGCATGAAGTGTATCTTCTTGCAAAACTGGTAAATGGTCGTAATCAAGAACTAACCCTTCAATTTCGAAGTAATTCTCATATTGCGCCATTCTCCTCAAAGAGAATGGGATGATGTTATTTTGGTATAAGAACTTTTCTGCTGAACTCCTATTTTCGTAAGTTGCATTCTTACCACTCATTAATTCCGCTGGATAACCAAATCTATCACATATACCATCAATCCCCATTCTGATAGTTTCTTTTGTTTTCAACTCTTCAACGTTGAAAGACATTGGATTCCATTTGACTGGTGTCTTACTAATTACGTATTGTAGTTGACCCCATGAAAGACCGTATCTATTAAGAGCCTGTTGTAAATCGTCTTTTTCTTCTTCATGCATCGGAGTTAATCCAGCCATATCAGGTTTCTGATCGTAGCTAAAAACACCAAGAGGGCCTTTCTTTTTCAAGAGAACATTGTCAGCCTCCATAGCTGCACAGATGTTTGATATAAAATAATCAAGGCCTTCAATTTTTGACTTTGGCAACCCAAAATTCTGTCTTACTCCAGATGTACTTGCTGTTAATCCATCCTTTATAACAAGAATATCTTCTGCATCAATATCAAACCTTTGTCCGTATATTGAAAGAGTCCAGTTTTTAATTGGATTAAACTTATTTTCTGATTCAGGTGCAAGTATATCAAAATCTGTATTTTGATGAGGTGTTATCCATAAAGGAGATATATTAAACATCCACATTGTATGTGTTGCATCCATTCCTTTTGGACGAACCATAAATACAGGACAGTAACCATGTTTCTTACAAATAACAACTTGTTCGTTATTAAACTCATGCCATGTTTGTAAAGGATTTGGTCTTTTAAATAACCTTTTAACCCTTCCTAACTTTGGAGTTTTGTTTACAGTCTCTCTTTTAAGTGTTGCTCCATTCTCATCAACAAATTCAATCCTTCCATTTGTATCAGCTTCTGCAACTCTATCAATAACTGATGCAAGTGGTGAACAAAAATCGTATGCCCAAGACTGCATTAGTAAACTGTCTAACCCTAACCATTTTGGCTGGTGTCCATCACCTCTCATCCTCATTACACCACCTTCGTTATCAATCGGCATAAAGTCCGCATTTGGACTCATAGGCCATCTTCCTTCACCAATTGAACCAAATAGATTATTTTGAGCACTGATAGAAACCTGATGAACAGTATCACCTGGTTCGGACCTTCTTTTGAGACCCCTTGATCTCTCCATTGTTACCAGGATGCTGCTCACTATAGTTTATCTAATATTTTCCTAATTGTTTTTACTATTTCGGTTTCAACTTCGCTTCCACCTTTAACAACTTCGCCAACTCTTGCAAGTGCAATTAATGTATCAATATTTTGCTGGCGATCAAGGAATTCTTTTGAATCCTTATATTGAAGTTGTTCCGGTTTTAAAATCTCAATTTTCATGCAAGTAATTTTTGTGCCAACTCTGACGTAACCAATTGAATATGTCCAATGTCAATATAAAAAATACCTCCATAAGTTTCGTACATAACGACTTCTCTTTGGATGAATAATTGATCTTTACTTCCATCCATTTTAACTATATATGTATGTTTAACTTGCTTCATTACAAGTAAGCGTCTTCGTTCAACTTATCGTTTGCACCTTCATCAGTCGAAAGCATTGTTTTAGCCTCTTCATTTTTTGCCGCCAAAGCCTCTGCATGAGGAGGGTGAGATGGAAAATTATTCATAAGTATTTCCTGGTCAATTACGTGTCCGGTTAGAGTTGCAACTCCTTCTGTCTGTTTGGTGATTTTTTTCTTTGCCATGTAAAAAAGTTTTAATTCCTCAAAAAATAAATGCGATAGCCATATATGGGTTGCGCATCAGGCTCTTTTCAATTGGTTTCTCAAGTACTTGGTATATGCTCCGTATCTTATTGCGTCAAAACAGTGATTGTGCCTTTCAACTGGAACGTTGATGGATTTACCTGTTATCTTATCTTTTTCCCAAACGTACAGTGCTCTTTCACGATGCAAATTCCTTGAACTGCTTGTGTACTTAACATTGTACATTTTCAGACACTTGATACCTGCACTTATTGAATTTTGTCCTTTACGTGCTGGCTCTGCGTATTGTATTCCAGCATTTCTCATCATTCTTATCATATCGGCATCATGATCGCAGTAAACCGGTATTTGTCTGTTCCAGCCATTTGCCTCCAGTATAGATTTTATTTCAAATTCATCTATTCCTGGACGGTATGACAACTCTTTAATGAACAATGTATCTCCAATCCTGCACATCTTCATCATTGCAGTAGGGTCAACGCTATATCCGAAGTCAATTGAGAAAACGTAATCCCTGTCTGCTGGAAAGGCTGTATCATCAATCATTTCCCAGTTAGGGAAGATAACCCCTTCGATATTTCCTGTTAAACCTCGTGCGTAAACCTTCCAAAGTTCGTAATCACCTTTCAACACAATCGGCGAGCCTTTATCGTCTTTCAGTATATTACCAAACTTATCGTAGGCAAACGTGCAAATCTTCTCAATTTCAGCATGTTTGCTATCTGATACGAAAGGATTATGCCTGTGATCTGAAATATACGTGTTAACTCCTTCTTCACCAATTAGCTCGTTGTGAGCCCAGAATCTTTCGGATGGGTTGTAATCAATTACTGTCTGATCGCTACGGCCATGTAACTGAAAAAACAACATTTGCAAGAACGTGTTCGCCTCATTCACAAATAACCTCTTGCGCTTGGCGCCCCTTGCTTTTAATTCATCTTCGAAAGTCTTAAACTCAATTACTGAACCAGAATTAAATGTAAAGATGTGATCTGTTTTGTGGTACTGCTTGATAGCAGATTTGAACTCTGGATAAACGAATGTTTCAAAATCTCTTAGGGCTCCACCTTTAAGATGCGGCATACTCATCGAAGTTACAGTTGTAACTCCAGCATCATCCCCACTCTCTTCAGAAGCCAGTGTAGCAAGGGCCGGAAGGATATTAACTGTCTTTCCGCTCCATGAACCGCCCTGGTGAACTATTGTTCGTACTCCTTTCCTAAGATCTTCTAGTGTGTGGTCATATATGGGCGTTACCTTCATTCACAATGCAATATACATATACATATGACATAGCAATGAAAAAGTTATCCACATATTAACATAACTTCTTTGATACACTAGACAGCTTCTTAAACTCGATTTCGTTTACTTTGGGGATTTTGTAGGTGCCGTAGCAACTGGAAATTATAATAAGCAGGAACAGGCCGCGCAGCCACTTCAATGCAGAGCGCAGCAACTTCCACAAAGAAAATGGAGTGGTGTAACCAGGAGTGTACTCTGATTTTTTACGTGTAATAGGTATTTTATCCCAACTATCTGTTTTTTGGTTATACCTGTGCCTACCACCTTTAGTAGGGAATCTTGGCGGAGGAGGTGGAGGATTATACATTGCTAGTTGTTTGACGTAAAAATGTACGGATAACTTCAATCTCGTGTTTCATCATATCGGTGAGTATCCGAGTTTTATCAGGCAAAATCAGGAACTCAAGCGATGAACACAAATCTTCGGCTATTTGCATAACCTGAAGTAACTTGCCGCTGCTTACTGGTGTGGTTGCTTGTTCTTGTTCCATAGTTATGGTTATTTAATAAATCCAATTTTTTGCTTTTCTTTTTCAGATTCAATCTCAACATCAGAAACCCAAATTGATTTATGATCTCCATTTAACCAATAAGAAAACTCGTATTGGATTGCACCGAATCTAATATTTATACCAGTGATAATACCTTGCATATTACCTTGAACTGATTTTACATTTGTTCCACATTCATATAGTTCCATAATTAATACTCGAGACTGCGAGCGACAGGGTTGTTCCTCAAAAAATAAATGATTAAAGCTGTTTTTCTGCGAGCGCCTCTAAGGGGTCAGTTCCCAGGCTCGTCTTATGCTGCTTTTTCACATGTCTGCATAATTGAGGATATTTAGTTCAAATTCGGGACTCGAACCCGAGGAGCGCCTTTCGCTTTGAGATATATAGGAATTTATTTTGAAATCTGGATAAAAATTTACAGGAGATTAATTTTCAAAGTTAGAAAAAGATTTATGGATAGGGGGAAGAGGCGAAAACATTTTGAAATTTTTTTGTTTCAAAATGTTAAGTTGCTCAGGTACCTGCCTTTACCAGCTACCGTATGCAAATTGCTGATTGCTCCATGCCTGTAGCATAGCTTTGATTGCTTTTATCATTGTGCTTTAATTTTAGCTTAATGAAGCAGGCAACAATATGTTGCCTGCATGAATATTGTTTCGGCTATTTCTTGAGGTTGTTAGCAATTAGCCAATTGTTAACGCTATGCCATGCTGTAGACCTTGGAACTCCTGCGGCCATTAAAGCAGCACGGTTTTGGGCGTCGGTCATTCCAGCGGCGTGGTTGGCTGCGACCATAGCGGTATTTTCAGTATCGCTTAGCTTTGCACCGGCTATGCTTCCGGTTGTTGTTGTAGCTGCTTTAACCGGTACGCTGTATTTAGCAAGCAATTCATTATCCACGATTTCGCGTGCTGCTTTAAACGCATCGGACAATGTGTTGTATTCAATGCTGCTTACATCGTCATCGGGATTGCTTGTGAACAAAACCAATGCTTTGTATGCTTCAAGCATAGCATCGTTTAAAGCAATGCGTTCGCTGCGTTTTAGCTGCAATTCAGCTTGTTTCGCTACGTTTGCAATGTTTGCAATTTCCGCTTTAATCAATTGCTCGATTTTGTATGCTTCGAGCAGTTCGGCTGCTTCGCCATCGCTGTCGGGTTCAAAACCACGGGCAGCAATCAAATGGGATTTTTTGGTTGCACGTAACTCGATTAGCTTTTCCGATGTTGGTTCGGCTGCTTTGGTTGCTTCGGGCTGTTTAGCAATCGTTTCGGTTGCTGTTGCTGTTGTTTCCGGTTTAACGTCGGCTTTGGTTGCGGACGGTTTTGTTTGTGCCATATAATATATATATTGGGTTGTGGGTAGCTGTTATGTTTATAGCTACGCCGGTTAAAAAATGCAAATTTATCCAATATTTCAAAGAACTCAATACCTGCCATACCCACTACTGGGAGACATTTACCACATCCATCGCTCAATCACAACACAAATATAGCTATTATATGAATACAAAAATCATTGTTTTAAAACATTTTAGCATGTTAACAAATATTTAACATTTCAAGCCGATTTCCCCAAATTTCGATTATCGGCATGGTCGGCTTATGGTTATATGTTTGACCAAACAATCGGCTTAAATCGGCTTAAAATGCGTTTAAACAGCTACTGACAAAAAGACGTTAAATCGTTTAACATTGTGCCAATATGTCGTATATTGTACCATGAGAGCAAAGCAGTACTGTATATCACATACTACCTGGCCATGGCTAATACCAGCTATGGCAAGCTATCTGCCAATGCACAATACCTGGAACAACTCAATATTCCAGGTAAAATCAGTTTTTCGATTTCTCCAGATGCAAATTGCTCTGTAGGAATTCTATAAATCGTCTTTTGTAAACAATTGATCTTTCGATTCTAACTTATCCAAAACTTCAGATTCAGATTTGCTTAGAGTTGGCAAATACTGTACATGTTCTATAACAATGTTGCCAGACGGCGAGTCGTCCTTCTCTATATTGTGTAATCTTCCAACAAGTATCGGATTAAACAGGTCCAGGGCAGCGTAAGTCATGTTCTGATCATGTATGATATACAGCAGTTTGCTAGCCACTATGTACCAGTCAGGTGCTGTATCCTTCATGTTCCTCAACGATTTCAGGTACTCTTCTAGTATGTTGCAATGTAGGCATAATCCCTTGATTGTGAACATAACCGGAAGGTCAAGTAACACACGTTTGCCTACATCTTTGCCACTTAATACTGATTTGTACACCTGTATCGGGTTATCTCTGCACCACTCAAAGTAAGACATGGCGTTGTCCCATAGTTGTTCTGGTGTCATTGACTGTATCTCTCGATAATTATTGATAACCTCCCATTGTTGTTGTGAGGTTTGTTTACGATCTTCCATCGAATGCTCTCATTAAACGTTTAATAATAAATTTCTTAAATTCCTCAAAAGAATAAATAATCACATACTCGTGTGCGCGCACATTCACCTTCATCTCAAAGTCCATCTGCTCAGAGCTCTGCGTTCCACCTGGTATTTTCATTTCAATGAATATAACAGCCGAGTCCACAATAAAAATCAAGTCACTCACACCAGATACTACACCTAATGCTTTCTTCTTTGCGCCAACTATAGCATTCCATGAGTTATTATCTACATGAAATAACATCCTGCGCTCCAGTGGAAATTCGTTCCAGAACCATTGGGTGCATTGTGATTGGAGGCGCTCTTCTGAACTAGTCATACAATTTAAAGTTTTTGAGTAATTGTCGTGCCAACTCTGCTTGGCGTAAGTTACAATCTACTCTGAATGAATAAAATGCTGGGAAACCTGTTTGCTGCCAGGTTGTATGAGTTAATCCGTTCACATTCAATACCTCCTCTATCTTTTTCAGGTTATCACGTTTAATCTTAAACTCCAGAGTGAACCTGCTGTTTAAAGTAATTATTGTATGCGCCATATAGTATATCTTACTTGGTTATCAATTATTTTTCTCTGCCATTGGAATGTCTTTTTCCTTAAATAGTCGCCAATACTATTCTCTGGACGTATTCTTCGCCGTCGCATACCATTACCTCGAGTTGAGCCTGACCGATTGAAATTCTCAACGAAATCAAGTCTTATCAACTCATCGCATACCAACTTACCTTTCTCGTCAATTGAGTCATCTGGCATAATTACGAATCCTGTAATTGTACAACTCTGCCCAACTTCGAAATGTTCAAATATCTTACGGGCTGATGCTTGAACTGTGTCTTCTCTTTGTACTGTACTTATCATATCTGTGTGTTTAGTGTGTTTTTCATAAGTCATTGAATATCAACATGTTATAATTCGCTGATTATCAGCATGTTACGTGTAGTAACGGGGGGCACTACACGTAACATATTGAATATCAACACATTACACCCAATTGTAGTAATTTTGTAGTGCGTCATTACTACACGTAACGTATTGATAATCAACGTGTTACAAGCGAAAAAACGCATTTGTAGTGGGGTAAATTGCTGCGAGCCGTACAAATATATACCATTATTTTCATATTGTCAAATTAAGGAATATACAGATTCATTAACTACAGTTATAGCATACTTAAGAACAATATACGTAATATACCATACTTAAGGCTTCCTTAATTTGACATATTTTTTTTTTGCCCAAAATGCTGGTGGGTCTTTTGGATTACCCCACTACAATCACTACATTTAATTTTTTATTCCATGTAACCCGCTGTGGTGGCTGTCTCGCATGTAGTGTAAGAAACATTTCGTAAATACTACATTGCCCACTACATGCCAATATGTCATTCGTAACTAATTGAATATCAGCATATTACGTGTAGTGGGTGACAAAGTGGCCATTGTAAAGTAAACCATACAAAATGTCAGAAATACGCGACATATACCAAAAAATAAAATACATTTACTAGTGGATTTGTTAAAACTGTGCTTGCCATTCAGAATCAGTTAACTGTGATACCTCGAATTAGGGTCTGTATCGTCGTTTTTGTCCAATTCATCCAGTTGTTGTTGCCATTCTTCAGGTGTAATGCCGTATTGAAGATAGCGAACATGAGCCGAACTTAAAGTGAATATAACTCCATTTAATTCAAATGCTTCCAGATGTTCATGTGTAATCGGAATATCTAACTGATGAGTCTTTCCTGTTAAAGTTGATGTGCGTTTTACTAACATGTGATTGAGCCCAGTCAGAGGGGCTATGATTTTTTATTGTTATTTATATCTTCAATAATATCAATAAGAATTGTAACTAAATAAGTAAGTATACATGCACCTATAATTGATATTAAGAATACTGCTGCGCTCATAATTGTGTTCTTGTTAAAATGGAAGATCATCCGCTTTATCCAGATTATCTATTGTGACTATTGGTGATGCGGCAATAGCAGCCATCTCTTCGAATGAATCGTTTGGCTTATCAGGTTCAGTTATCTCAATATCCGGCACGATACCATTCAAATGCGCAAGTACTGCATCTAATGCTTCTTCAGGAGTATTACCGTCAAAGTATTTGATGTATTTATTAGACCAAATTTTAAATTCAGCGTTATCTGATACATTAATAGCAGCCGATACCTGTTTGTACTTATCATCAGGTAGTAAAATATCAGCCTGATGTTTAAATTCTCTTAGTGTCATGTGTTTGAGTTTTTGGTTTGAGTATGTGAATGTATAAATCGAGCGAATCTCTTGAAATCTTGTTGTATTAGTTGGCAGGCATCTTTGTAATTAGACATACTGAATTCCATTGGAAACTTCAGATAAGTCTGAATCAAATCCCACCTTTCACCAGGGCCGATAAGTTTTGATTGTAAGAAGGTATTAACTCCTTTTACACAGTTGTTTCGGCTGGATCCTGGTTTGATGGGCATGGTGAGGTTTTGATTTTAAAGAATTCGATTATTTCTTGATTCAAAGATTTCCAATTATCAGACCAATCTGCCAATTGCGAAATGCAAGTCGGTACATTAGTTATTAAATCATAATACCTTTTAAGTAAATCATTAGCAGGATTCATATTGTATATTTTTTAAGATGTCAAGCCTGTACTCCAAAGCTTCAATTAATTGTTCTTTTGTGGAACACTGGCATGGCTGTTTACCAAACCACCGAGTTCCTGTATCATAGTATTCGGAAAGTATATCCGCAAGAGAATTAAAATTAGCAAGCATTTCTGAGGAATTGCGACCAAAGTTATGAGCCATTGCTGCACATACTCCCTGAGATACACCGTATGCAAAGCAGCACTCAATAGCGCCTTCGTCAGTCTCTTGTAAGCATGAATCAATCGCCTTCTGGTAAACTGATATTAGACCGCTTATTAGAGCAGAAGGTTGCATAAAGTATGACAGTTAAAGGATAAATAATAATGATTACTACAGGTGTTATACATAGAATGATCGGTAACTCAATCAGCCATAGTATCAGAAATTTACTCGCTTTACGATCAAGCCAAGGCACAGCAACACAATTGTTAGGACTAAGCATAGTATGAATTTTTTGTTTAGTAAGAAATAAAACCAAATAAACCATAGTATAAGAAATGTTACACATGCTACAGTCGCTCTTTTAGACATAATGTATCAGTATTTAGATTTTGTTTTTTGTGGAAATGACTCCAGTTACCCTTGTATATCATGTGTTTCTCTCCATTGATCAGTAGTGGGCCTTTACACGATAGCAAAAGCAAGGCAATTAACAGGAACCTCATAAAATTTAAGTTTAGAGTTTAATACGATTTCGTGAGATCGTATAATATCACGTTTAGAGAACATAGTGAGCATTAGCACAGGGTAATCATTGTACATATCAACTATATTAATATGAATGTTCAGATGCTCAATTAGAAGATTGTTTATTTTGATCATTGTTTATAGTTTTGATGTATGCGTATGCAAAGTCTTGTGCTGTCTCTGATAAAAATTCAAAGTTATGGCCAAATGACTTAGAGTTTTCAACCATGAACCGAAGGATTACTTCCTGGCGGATAGTTACACCATTATTAAGATAAATAGGATAAAAAGGTTCATCGCCTGTAATTTGCAACATAGGTGGAATAGGTGTCATAACTTAATTATTTATAATTTGATGAATTTCTAATGCAGTGTAATATTGAATTTCCTGATTTAGAAGTTTATGTGATAATACAATTGCTGCTGGAAGGTTCATTTTAACCAAAACTACTGCAGAATCAACTAACATACAGTATGCTGGCATATTAAGACTTGGAATTATTACTTGTTGTTTCATTTTAGTACATTTGATCTGCGAATGTAATCCGCAAAAGATGAATAAATTAAAGACCTTCCTTCGTATAGAGAGTTTAGACCTAAACCATACACGTCCCTAAGATGAGTATTAACAACGATTATTTTTGAGGAATCTGCATTTCTTTCACTTCGATCTGTTGCTGGCTTGTCGACTGCAGGTACATCGAATAGTACGGACTGCGAAGTCTTGGAACCTTTTGACTGTGTATGCTTCTTACTCGCCATATAGAATTTATTTTAACTCCTGAAATAACAGAACCTTTTAAGTATACAAGATCGCCTTCGTAGTAAGGGCCGTTAAGAAAACACTTATTGCCAATAGTCTGATACTGAATGTAAATCATACAATAGGTTTTATAAGTAAGAAATCAGATACCTTATAAAGTAATGTGTATGAACGCCTCATCTTTTCATTTGCATTCTTATAACCATTTTCGCTACCATCAGTTACAAATCTTACGAACTCCTTTGATTGTAATTCTAACCAATCTTCAATATATACAAACTTACCAACAACAGGTACTTTGATGTGAGAGTTGAAGTGTACTCTAACATGTGTTTCGTTCTCAACGCATGATGTTATCTGATTGAAGAACTCGTCAGTTTTTCTTGACATAGTGTTTAGTTTTACTTAAATATTAAATGAGTTTTGTTTAGTAATACATTCTGGCCCTATACCGTTAGCTATACTTTCAGGTGCAGTTAACTTACGACCACACCTGCAGCACTTACCTTCGTGCCAAATTTCCAGGTTAGTCATTGGTATTCCTGGCTTAAGTAGTAGATTCATGAATACGAATCTAAAGGCTACAATACTTGAAGAAGGTTTAACACCACTCCTATTCATAAGGCATGGAGTTCCATCGTCCTTAAGTTGAAAAATCAATATATCCTTATAATTACTCGTATTATCAGGACCATTTAAAACCTTAATAAATAAGAACTTCTGATCATCGCTGGCTACAATTTTATAAGTAAAGTGACTTCCAGATATAAGAGACTTAAATGTAACAGTTGAGTTACCTCCAGTCATGAACTTTAACGCTTCTTTTTGAGGAATTAAACCTCGTGTTGGTTGTGTTTGTGTATCACTCATTGTAGTAAATTTTACGTAGCTGGTCAATATCGACCATGCCGCAATATACATATATATATGATAGCATAATTAACATTTTTAACATTTAACATAATTTTAACAGCCTGTTAAATATTCTTATCAGTAACCTTGTAATCATTTTTAATTATTTCATTAAATCTCTTTAACGCTGAATTATAATGTTTACGAGGTATACTAAGTTGCAATGTAACTTTCTTATTATCAAAAGAATCACTAGGCTTACTTATTCCTAATAATTTCTTCTGTTGCATAAGTTTAGAGTCAGACCATCCAAAGGATTTTGCTATATCTTTTAGTTTTTTACCTGTAGATATTTCATGAGATAAATTTTGTATCTCATGAATACTTAAAGTTATTCTTTTGTATGGAGGATTTTTATACATATCAAAAATTTAATGGTTGCTCTGTAGTATCGCTTCCTGGTCTATTAATCCTCTTTGCGCCCCAAGCCTTTACAACTTTGAATTTGCCAACACGCCTACTTTTATATTCATATCCCAATAACTCAAGTTGCCTTCTTAATACAGCCGGATTACACTTTTGCCTTGTTAAAAATTCAATTTCCACAAGAAAATCAGTAGATGTTACAACTTCATATCCGGTTAAATGATCTTCGCATGGCTCAAAATATTTCTCTATTAGTTCTTTTTCTTTAACAATGTGTTGATATCTTTCAATATTAATATTAAGGTAAGGCATATCAGCACGGGTAACCCTCCAGTCGAAGCCTGCCTTATATAATCTGAATGCTTCAAAGAAAAGCTCTCGTTTATCAATACTATTGTATAAGACTCTATCGAGATCATCAACCTCGGTTGGAATAATCCGTCTATTATCCACAGGGTCGTTAATGATTTGCAAGATATTAGAAGTACCGCACAAAACAGACAGACGCAATATTTTCTCATTATTTTCGGCATATGGTCGTCTTATATAGTAATGTTGAACAGATGTTAAAGCCTTCATTTTATTAGCTTCCTGTTTGCTTCTTCCAGATAACTCATCATACATTATCACAATATACTGTGTCATTAGTAGTTCATCATCTTTTCCCTTATCAAGTTTAGATTCTGCATAGTACGGAACCAACTCCTTTGGTAACAACCTTCTGTAAAATTCAGTTTTACCTGTTTCTGGAGGCCCTACAAGTATATGCTCAAGTGGACTATGAACCTTGTGCATAGCAGAAATTATCGAAACAATCCATTTCCTCAAAAAATAACAAGTATACGCTGGCTGGTCGTTTTTTATACAGGATGCCAACTTATCTATCAGAGGACTTGGAAATAAATCTAAATCTTGCACAACAGATATAGCTGGTAATGGATAAGGTATGCCATCACTTCCTAAAAATTCGTAGAAAGGATTGTACGTCTCAACAAAATCAGACATAAGTAATCGTTTCATCAATGGATAGTCCAGCTTAGGTATCACTTTCTTTGCTGATATAAACATTGAGTTGAGATAGCCCTGGGATAACGCCATCTTATTATGTTCAAGATACCCAGTTACCTCATTCAATCGTAACGAATAGTTATTTCTTATGTATAACTCTAACTCATGTAATATAGATTGTTCCTCATCATTATAATCATCACCAGATTCAAATATATTAGTTACAAGTTCATCAACTCCAGATATACCTTCGTTTTTAAGTAAGTTTTCTATTATTTGCTTAGGTTTCAACCCAACCCTTTTACTACTTTTTGTGGCCTTAACAACTTTCTTTGTTTGTTCAGAGCAAATATTAATATTGTTTAACTTAGCTAAGTAATAAAAGCTGGATATTCCAACTCGTTTACCATCCGAATGAGCCTTTAAACAGTAATTATATTGTTTCTCAACAACTTTAAACTTATACTTATTTGAAAACTGACAAAGATCGTGAAAGTATTGTCGTCCGTTCTCCTGAAATTGGGAGGCTAACGCCAAACCAACTTTAAGATAGTCGTCGTACGATTCGCAAATATTAACTTGCCTACCAGTTATCTGTTTCATTACATAATCAAAATCTCCAGCCGTATGTACGAAATCAGGTAGTCTTTTTATTACAGTTTCCTTTGGATATTTAGTCCACAGTGTTGTTTTTTGTGGATTAAGCCAAAGATAAGGGTCATAAGTAACACAGTATGGTTTACTTAACGAAACTCCATTAGGGTCTGTAACCTGTCCGTATTCATTAAATAAGTATTCTGATATACCACGATACGACTCCTCATGTTTATTTGGATTTATTTGGAATAATACCCTTAACCCATATCCAGATGTGCTTTGAAATACAGAGAATACATACTTATCATTTTCAAGTTTTCTTTTCAATGCAACAATACCTTCAACATAATCAAGATCAATATTGATTATCTCACTATGAGTTATTAACTTATCATTAGCACGATAACTGAATTCACCTGAGTATGAACATGTTGGCATCGTTCTTTTATACGCATCTCTCTCCTCTTTAGTCTTTAAATTTCTGCATATATTAGTTATATCCTTCCATTTCCCATCCCTTGTATCTTCCAGTTGTAGTATTAAATCTATGATCTCTGGATTGCTTGGTTCTCCAACGTTTTTAAAAAGGCTTACCTTTGGCATTAATTAGGCTGTTTTCTCGTGTCCCAAATATTTTTGTCTATACTCATCAACAGTTAATATACCTGTTGGTTTTTCATCTTTTGTTTCGCTCTTCCAATCGTAAAATTTCGTCGGAGTTATTATATTACCTGTAAACCTTTTACAAAGATTCCCGAAGTTGTTTGTTGCAAGTTTAATATGAAAAGCGCTATCTTCAATAGTATCCAGCCTATATTCTTTACCAGCTAAAAACTTATCATACCACTCACAACACAACTCATAATACATTTTAAAGTACCTATTAACAATATCATCTGTCAAGTTGCTATTAGATTTACACATTCTTTCAACAACATGCTCTCCAAGTGCAAGCATAGGATAGTATTCATACTTCTTCCTATACTTTGTTGTTATCTCATCAACATTTATTCCTTTGGTTATCATTATCATCTCCTCAATATCCTGCTCTTCCATCTGAATCTTCTTGAACTCATGTAAACATAAATCACCATTTGGCAACTTTAAGTTACATTGCCTTGCTGCTGCATGTAACAAGCCCTGACACTGTGGACATGTTTTAACAGGTGCTATACCTTCGCCTGGCTGTGGTGGATGGTAAAATATATACTCCCAGTCACGATCTTGGTTCCAGTCACCAAACTTATTAGTTGCGCTATTACCTCCCATATCAATTATATTGAAGTAATCCTTAGTCTCTAATTGATACGGATACTTCCATTGGTTTTCTTTAATGAATATTTCATCCATTACACGAGAACCTCTTCCACAACATTGAATGTATTTAACTAAGCTAAGTGTACTAAAATTAAGTATAATGTTCCTTACAGATGGTTCATCAAATCCTACAGTTGCAATCATCACATTACAAAGTATTGCATCTTTAGTTTCTTTAAACCATTTAAGTATCTCATCACGTTCATGTTCGTTATCAGAACCAAGGTGCCTGCAATTATACCCCATCTCTCTGAAACACTCGGCTACGTTATTACTATGTTCGATAGAGACATTGAATACAATAGTTTTCTCACGTTTACAAAATATTCTGTATTCCTTAACTACATTAATTACATGTTTCTGAACCTGATAAGCAGCAGACATTTGAGCAACGTTATAGTCGTCACTCATTCTATCAACTTTAAATTCGCTGGCATCAACTATATCCTTAGGACAACGTGTTACGTTTTGAGATAGATACCCCATCCCTATCAACGTTTCAATTTGAGGACCTAATGTTATGCCATTGTAGAATCTTTTAATTGGCATTAGTTTTGATGTAGCCAGCGGAGTTGCTGTACACCCAAGAATCAACTCCTCCATGAACATTGGGATAACCTTATTGAAGTTAGCTATATGACACTCATCAATAATTACTAAACCAACGTTATCAAATAGATTTGTTCTTGCAATCAAACTTTCAACCATACCAATATAGACCCTGGCTATAGCATACCTTTTAGTTTCTGCATTTATTATGTAAGGTGTAATACCAGTTATTTCTTTTACTGTATCATATGCTTGTCCAAGTAATTCTTTACGGTTTACAAGTATCAGTACTGATTTATTGAATTGCCTTACATACCTTTGCGCAATCTTACAAAACATAACTGTTTTACCGGAACCGGTGGCACCTTGCATACACCAAACCCTTTCTTCAAGAAGTTTTTTGTACGTATGATCTACAGTATCTATTTGGAATTGTCTATTCTGTATTGACATAAATTATTGGTTGTGAAGTTCTAATTGTATTATTGTAACTTCAAGAACCTGATGACCAAGCATTTTTCTATACCATTTATCTATTTCACCAATAGTTGTATCTTCTGTAATTTTCAGAGATGGATGAAATACTTCCCAGTCATCTATACTTATTTGACGAGAGTTTTTAAACGATGCTATATATTCTTTCTTGTCCATAAAACTAATTTAACTTATTATAATCCTTAATCCTTCCGGCGTTTTAACTCGGCTTAATGCTGTGTACATCTGGCCATCACAGAAACATGGCAATGTGGCAATATTAGCGCAAATTATGTTAACATTATGTTAAAATCCATTTCTCTTGTTTATTTCATTTATTGCCTTAATATACTCATCGTTGACACTCTTAGGAAAATACTCCCATTTATTAGATGTATTAACATTCAATGCATCGTCTTCAAGTATATCAAAATCTCCAACTATCATTTCGTCATAACTATGAGACTGATTTACAAGTATTGCAAGTTCATCAACATTTCCTATACTGTAACCTTGCCCAAAATCTTTTGCAAATATTGCAAATAAATTTTGAGATTTATTGTATAAAACTAATCTATCAGACATATAAGTAATTTTTTAATTGTTATCCAAAATCAAACTCCTTTGCAGCAGTACGGTCTTTGATTCTCTGATTAGATGCAGCACATTGTAGTGGGTCTAATTCAGAGCCAATGTAATCTCGTTTCTCAATAACACAAGCATCACCAGTAGTTCCTGTTCCATTGAAAGGGTCGTACACTAACTGTCCTTTTTCTCCCCAATGATTTAATATTGTCCTTGGAAGATATAGCGGAAACGTTGCTTTGTTTAGTTTTCTGTGCTTATTTTGAGAAGCATTGACTCCACTAAGTACGTTGCTGAATGAACCGCTAAACTCTCCATCCTTAAAATCCCGGGATTCTGGATTATCATTTGAGAATATGAATATATCCTCATATGCAGATCGCATGATTCCTGGTACAATATTTGGTGCAGCAATTGATTTATTCCATATTAACTTATCCTTAATATAGTCGCAAAACTCGCCATGTATTTTTAGTACTGTGCGCTTGTTTTTAGATAACATCTGGATGTTAAAGAACACATGGTATTTAGTAACTCGAATACACTCTCTAATAACTTGAAACAACCATTCCTCATATTGCTCTGCATTTAACTCATCGCCATAGCCTTCACTATACATGTTCTCATCACCAATATATATTGCATTGTTCTTGCCACAAGAAACACGCTTCCCGACATTATAAGGTGGAGAAGTAATAATATGGTCAACAAAGCCATCAGGCATCCTTGACATAGTGAGTAAACAATCTTCGTTGTAAACAGTATTACGCTGTGGTAGGTCATGGTATATTGGTTTAGGAATTTCAACCAAAGTTATAGGTGCAGATGAAATAACAGGACTTTTAATTTTTGTGGAAACCTTTTTCTCCGGTTTTAATCCGAATATTTCTCCAAACCTGTAATATTCATTATCCCAAAGAAGTTTGTAGAAGTCTTGTTTGCATTCTGCTTCTGTTGAGAATTGCTTAGGAGTTGTGGATTCTGGTTCAAACATATCGTTTATGGTTGGACTGTACTGTTTTAAAATAACAGGTTCTGACATACCATCAAGTCTTGTAGTTATATCCTCTGTCCTATAAACAAGCATCGTCTTTTTGACGTCTAAATAAAATGAGTAGTACATTATTTGGTTTTAACTTACAACTGTATTGTTTGCGATTCTGTCTTTTGTTAACCTAATTATCATTTGAATTGAATTTTCAACATTAAGGTGCATATTATCTACCATTAAATAATAAAGATTATATGCTTTTGATCTTATATCTAAACTAGGATGTTTATACCCTATAATCTCTAATGAGTGCATAGCATGTGAATACCAATGTTGAGGAAGATGCCCAAATTCTGATGGTTTAAAAGGCATTGGAGGAGAACTCATCATAAATGCACCTTCTTCTGAATCAACTTCTCTTAAATCAGCAGGATTCATAAAGCACCATCTAATAAAAGCTGTTAATCTTCTTCCTGGTGAATACGAAACTCCTTTAGAACTCCATTGCTTAGGTTCATCATCACAACCTCTTACAGAAGTTAGTAAAGTTCCTTGGGCTCTCAATGGTAATTCCATCACCCAGTCTTGTAATACAGATTTCATATAACTTTGTTTTTAGTTTAAGGATCTGATACTGTTGTAGTTCCACTATAATCAACTCTCATTCCAGACGAAAATACATTACCACTTGAAATAATTGCATTTGCTACAACTGCATGAAACCCTGTAGGCCTTGATGCTATTGCCGCTGGTGAAATATATATTGTATTATTTAAGAATTTTAACTTTGTTGTTCTCAATGTAAATAAATTGGTAGTCATTGTACTTCCAATATAACTTATATCATTATTCTCTATTACTACACTATCTAATGGATTAGATGATTCTGTTAACAAAAAATTTCTGGTAGCATCTATAGTCGAATTACGTATTGTTATTTTACTTCCTGGCTTTGCTACATTTGTAATCTTTAAATCTCTTGTTCCCATACTGATTATACAACTATCAATTAATGCACCATTTGTAAGAATTGTTATACCCTGATTTTTTTGTGAACCAACTGCTGTTACAGTACACTTGAGTAATGTTAGATTAGATGTGTATAGAGGACCTGCACATAAAAATTGTCCACCATAGTTATTCTCAAATTTACAATCTTCAAAAAATATTCCATCGTCAAAATGAAGTAAACCTGGTTCTAAATCTACTCCTGCAGCAGGGTCATTGTGTCCATAAGTACCTCCAACAAATCCGCTAAAACTAAACTCACAATTCTTAAAGTATCCATTGCTTATACCACCAGCACTTAGTCCCTGTCTACAATTATTTAAACACCTTGTATTTGTAACTGTTATATTAGTAGTATTAATCCATACACCACCTATTCTATCTCCGCCTATCCAAAGGCCATCAACTTCGGCATGATGTAAGTACATACTATCTACTAATACATCTGTACATTTTGTAAGCCTTAGAAGAATATTTGAACTTTCTGTAACTGATGGATTATTTTCATCGCTACCTGGTGCCCTGGTAGTGTTTTGGCAGTTACCAGTTATTTCCATATTCCTTATCTCTAAATCAGAGCAATTATCAAACCAAAATGGAGATAACCCACTGGTAAAACTTTTCTTTGAACAATCAGATGTAGAGTAATCCCAATTTCGAAAAAATGTTCCATTAAGACTTATTTTAGTTCCAGTAACACCAATTAACTTTAAGCCTGAACAGTTATTCCAATGTATATGATCTGTAGTATCATTATCTACACTCCTGTATTTAGCAATGTAATAAGTTCCTGAACCGAATGTAATTGTCGTGTTTGCATGAGAAGCTGCATATAAAGAAGCAAGTTTAAATGGATAATAACAGTCAGTGGTTCCATCTGCAATTGCACCGAATGACTCGATTGTTATTGATATAAACTGTTGTTTTTTTTTAAACTGGGCGTATATCCACAAAGAATAATAGCTACAGATAGTCCGAGAAATTTTTTCATTTATATAGATTTAATTTTTTACGCTGGTTAATATGATGTTAAATACGTCTCTCGATGCGAGAGAATGGCATAGAGGCGACGATAATGTCAAAATGGTATCATTGGCTTATAATGGTATATTGTCGCTAATTGGGCTTATTTTACGTCGAAAACTGTTGATGAATCTTTTGTTTCTACGTGAGGTAACAGTATTGAATATACGAGGTACTCTAAACACATCAGTTTGTATAATTACTGTAAATAAGTTTCTTACAAAATCATCTGAATCGTACCCAAACCGTAAAAAATCTTTTTCTGGTACTTTGTACATTAAACCTTTCTCACAACGAATTATATTTTTGATTTTAGATTTAAGTACACTAGTAATAACTGTTTGTTCAAGTGTAGAATTAAATTTAATCATTTTTTCTGATGCACTCATATTTCTAACAATTTAGTTGAGTGATGATTATGAGTTTTTATATATTCAGTTAAACATTCTACTGCAAGATTTTCTAATATAGTAGCTAATTCTGCACTAACATCACAAGATACGCTATCTGAATGTTTCCAGTGAAATAGTTTTCTACAAAAAGAAATCCTGTCGTAATAACAGTTATCTTGTACAAAAGTTATCTTAACCCATTGTTTAGATAATCCTATATATCCCCATTTAATTAATTTCATGCTGCGTAGACAGGATTCGAACCTGTATCACCGGAGACTGAACTCCAGTATCTGTGCCAATTCAGCTACTACGCAAACCAACCTAAACTAAAAGTAA